TAATGTTGGCTTGGTCTTACAAACACGGACTTGCAATTCCTGCTAAGAATGATAAAGGAAACTTCGTAGGAGGACTTTCTCGTCTGATCCGAACAGGATACTCAAGAAACGTATTAAAACTTGACTACTCGTCTCTATATCCATCTATTCAGTTGGTACACGATGTATTCCCCGAGTGTGATGTCACAGGTGCGATGAAAGGTTTATTATCTTACTTCCGTAATACTCGTATCAAATACAAACAACTTGCTGAGGAATATGCGAGTATTGATAAAAAGAAATCAACATCTTACGATCGTAAACAATTACCTATTAAGATTTTTATCAACTCGATGTTCGGCGCCTTGTCTGCTCCACAGGTATTCCATTGGGGTGACATGGATAAGGGTGAGATGATTACTTGTACAGGTCGTCAGTATCTTCGTATGATGATTCACTTCTTTATGGATCGTGGATATACACCACTCGTAATGGATACGGATGGTATTAACTTCTCAGTCCCTGAAGGTGTTGAGACAAGAAGATACGTCGGTAAGGGTTTGAATTGGAAAGTTGTTGATGGTAAAGAATATGTTGGTGAAGAAGCGGATGTAATGGAGTTTAATGATCTTGCAATGAGAGGTGAGATGGCACTTGACACTGACGGACAATGGCCAGCGTGTATTAACTTAGCTCGTAAGAACTACGCACTTATCACCGCTAAAGGTAAGATCAAACTTACAGGAAACTCAATTAAGTCTAAGAAAATGCCGATCTATATTGAGAAGTTTTTGGATAAGGGAATTAAGTTATTACTTGATGGTAAAGGACAAGAGTTTGTTGAGTGGTATTATGAATACGTACAAAAGATCTTTGATCAAAAGATTCCGTTAATGGATATTGCGAACAAAGCTAAGATCAAACAAAGTATTGATGATTATATTGCACGAAGTAAAACCAAAACTAAGGCGGGGGCGTTGATGTCTCGACAAGCACATATGGAGTTGGCAATTAGAGATAAGTTAAATGCAAATCTTGGTGAGGTAATCTTTTATGTAAATAACGGAACCAAAGCATCTCATGGTGACGTTCAGAAAGTTAACAAACCAAAGAAAGGGTGGACACAAGAACACATCGACACTTATATGAAAAACTACGGAACATCAATACCTGAATCTGCAGAATCAATTATTCAGTTGAACTGTTATCGTATTGATCCATCTGACCTTGAAGATAACCCGACTATGACAGGTGAGTATAACATCCAAAGAGCGATAGCGACTTTCAACAAAAGAGTTGAGCCTTTATTGGTTGTGTTCCAACAAGAAGTTAGAAATGGTTTATTGGTTAAAAATCCTGAAGATAGACCTTTCTTTACTAAAGTTCAGTGTGAGTTAATTAACGGACAACCATTTGATGAGGGTGACCAAGATAAATTAGAGGATGTGATGGAGATCTCTAATGAGGAAATGTCTTTTTGGAATAGGGTTGGTGAAACTCCTTACCACATGTACAAGGATTCAGACTCCTATATGTGGAAATATCTACCAAATCAAAACTTATTCGATCTTGAGCCCATCGGAGGAGAGAATGTACCAGACACCTTTGACGTTCTTTAACTCAACACAAGCACCACGAACTACGGATATCTCATCCCAATCGTCGTCAATTCGACCAACATCAGGTAAGATTAGACAATTAGTTAAAGTTTTAATTACAATCTTATCTGGTGTTGTGGTTGAGTCTAATTTTATGGTACAACTATCAACATCTCTAACAATTATTAACGATTCTCCATTTGTGGAATAAAACTCATCACTAACAACTATGGTATCATAGGTATCTAAATTTAAAGTTCTATCTCCTTTTATTACAGTCTTTCTTACCGGTTTTTCTCTAATGATTGCCATAAAATTATATTACATATATTTGACGAGGCATGGCTCTAAACTTAAGTTGTTTGTTTAAGTTTTCCGCTAGTAATGCTTCTCTCTCCATAATTTTTTCAGGACGTAATCTTGTTAACCTACCTTCAGGTCCTATCAACTCGTCAATCAATTTTGTCTTTTCATCTTTAGCTTCAGTAGATAACGATGCGTAATCCATAGTTAAATCACCGTCAGGTGCTTTAAGATTACCACTAAATTTACCACGAACTCTTGCCAAAGTTTCTTTACAATATGCGGTAAACCACCTTCTAACCCAAATCTGTGCTGGATTATTAAGTTTATACCAACTTATTTTATTGAATGGTACATCAGATGGTAAGAGTACGATGTCAGGATTATCTGCCAAACACTTATCTCTATCTCCTTGACCAACATCATAATACCAATACCAAACTCTTTGTTGTGCCATTTCTGCATTACCGAAGTCAAATTTACCACCAGGTACATTTAAGAGGTGTAATGCTTTTTTACCATCAGGTAATGCGGTGATATAATAAGTTAAATCAGGTGAAATAATTCTTCTTTGGATGTTAATCTCTTGCATTCTCAATAACATATCAAATGCCGGCATTAAGAAGTAACTACCAGCCATATTACCCATTTGAGCGAATCCACCTGTACCTCCGATACCACCACCGGCAATACCACCAAAAGACCATGGGTCGATAAACATGTTATTCATTTCTGTGGGTGAAAACCAAAGTACTTCGTTGATTTCTCTACCCGCAGGTATTTCATATATTTGTTGGTTGGGTACTAATTGTACGTAATCTTTTTTGATTACCCAATCACCACCAGCTTGTAAACCAACGATCTTAGAATACGCGTAAGTATACCTCGTTTCAAAATCTAAACTCTTGGTTACGAAAGCTCTTGCTAAAGATTGTGTATCTAAGTTTAAGTTGTAGAGAGAAGTCCACTGAGATTCAATTAACCAATCTTGTACGTATTGTGAATAATCATCAATAGAGTACTCTAAAAGAGTATCCATCATCTCGTCTTCTAATTCTACCGATCTCAAAGGAGCACCCAAAAGGTGTCTTACTTTTTGGTAGAATTCACTTCTTTCTGGTTCGTTGATAATTGCCATAGAGTTTTTTCTCTATAAATATCTTTAATAATTAGTTTGTGTTAGTTAGTACAAACGATCTTTTCTCTGTCCTTTGATTTTACATTCAAAGTGACTGATTCTAAAGTATCTTTATCTCTAAAGAAGAAACCATCAATTTTACTATATTCGGGTTTTATTCTAAACCTTATTGATAGTCTTTTTTCATCACAACCTCTTTGACCTTTGTTGGACCAATATAAATCAATATATTTAATAGGGACAATTAAATCGCCCTCATAGATTATACCCGACATTTGACTTCTAACTTTATCGAGATATTCCTGAGCCGAAGGTTTAGTGTTTAACCAAACAAATATTTTATCAATTAATTCGTTGTATAGATTTAGATATATTGGTTTTTCACTTGATAGTGAGCTTTGTTTAAAAATGGAAAAGAACTCTGATAAATAACTATCTATGAATGGGTCCATTTTTTTAACCTCAAAGAATGATCCACTCGGAAATATAACTTTACCGTTTTCATCTTTTAAATCTTGTTTAGTAATTAAATCGGCCTTTATATAATAACTACCTTTTTTAAATGATTTAGATAAACAAGATGTTATCTGAAAGAATGTGTAATCCAAAGTCTCTGTGCCAGAATGAACTTGTTTTAACACATCTATTAATGTTTCTTTCGCGTCATCAGAACATTTATAATCCAATTGTAATTTTGTCGGTTTTTTCTCAAAGTACTCACCTGAAAATCTATCTTCATATTTACTGTGTTCTTTTTGTCTTGCATAAGCCAATAACCCCTCAATATCTTTAGGTATTGAGGTGGAATATCTTTGTTTGGTTAATATTTTTTTTACTTGGTCGTCATCATATTTTTTATCTACAATAAAGTCTGAAACCAACTCTAAAAAGTTTACAGTTCTATTTGTGTCTTGGAGGGCTAATTTTATGATTACGGGAAACGTACCAACATTTTTCATCGCAAAGAATTGGTCTAATATAAAAATAGAACGCTCTAATTCGGTAACCAAATAATCATCTTCTAAACCATCTCTGAAATTTTTTAATTGACAATAAGGTGATTCTTTTGATTTTGATTGTCGACATAAATAATCTATTTTGGAATCTCGTTTAAGTGCTATTTCATTTATTTCATTTGACTCGTTAAGTTTTTTCTTAGAAGTCCTACTAATTAATAAGTCATTAACAAATTCCCAATTTACCACGTCCCAAAACTTAGAAATATATTCGTCTCTTTTATTTTGGTATTTCAGATAATAAGCGTGTTCCCAAACATCAAGACCAAGTAATGGATAACCACCCCCCTTAACAATATTCATTAGGGGATTGTCCTGATTAGGTGTGGACATAATTTTTAATTTACCATCTTTTGCCAAATACAACCAAGCCCAACCTGAACCAAAACGATCCTGAGCCGCTTTGTTAAATTCATCTTTTAGTTTTTTGATGTTACCAAAATCTTCTCTAATCTTTTTTAAGATCTCACCTTTTGGTAATTGTTTTTTTGGTGATAACATTTTCCAAAACAAAGCGTGGTTAAAAGCACCCCCCGCATTATTTCTAACTTTATCGTCAAACTTACTAATGGATTTAATAATTTCTTCTAAATCCATATCACCTTTTTTATCTTTAATCGCCTTATTCAGTTTATCAACATAACCCTTATAGTGTTTGTTGTAATGAATGTTCATAGTTCTAGAGTCGATAAATCTTTGTAATGCGGAATATGAGTACGGTAGTTTTTCAATACCAATTTTTTTCATTTCAACCAACAAACTTTCCTTAATAGTTTTTTTCTCAGTCAAAAGTATTTGCTCGGATAAAAGATTGATCCGACTTTTTATACTTTTACTTTCATACATGATTTTTTCCAATTCAGGATGTTCTTTTTCAAACATCTTAACCAAACGACCTGCAAATGCGTTCGCTTCGTCTTCATTTTTTCCACCGATGTTTGGTCCAGGTTTTCTATTTAAAATTGTCATTTGATATTCATGAACCCACTCATGTGCGAGAGTCCTCATGATATCCCTATTTAATCTACCTTTTGCTAAAACTTTAATAAGATTATCACCACGTCTACTACCTGTAGACATCTCCCCCCTCTTACCATCCATAAAGATAATTTTTAGATCTTGTTTTAAGGGATATTCTTTTTGTAGGAGTTTTATGAACTCACTCACAAAGTCTTTGTGTTCTTTAATATCTTGATTTTCGTATTTGATTGAAAGTTTCATCTTTGATAAATATTCCAATCATAAAAAGATTACCTCCTTTTATTGATTAGCTTAAGGATTTCCTCTGCCACGTCACCAGGGTTCTCAATAATACCATCTCCCATAACCGTGTTTATGATCCTTTTCTTTTTGTTTAGTATGTCATATATGGCGCCCTCGATGGTATTTTCGAATAGGGGATAGTAAACCAATACGTTTGATTTTTGACCATAACGATATGCTCGGTCTTCAGCTTGTGCGTGTTCTGCAGGCACAAATGATAGGTCATTCATAATCACAACCTCAGCGGCGGTTAATGTTAAACCAACACCAGCAGCCTTTAGGTTCCCAACAAATACTCGGATCTTATCGTCATTTTGAAACGAGTCAACCGACTGTTGACGCATTGAGTTAGAACAACTACCATCGAGATATACCGCTTGTTTACCAAAGTGTTGGTAGATTGTTTGGAGTGTGTCGGTAAAGTTCGTGAAGATAATTACTTTCTTACCTTGTTCTAAAATGTTTTCGGCAAAGTCGATTGTTTGTTTTGTTTTTTCATTTGCTATTACCTTTCTAACTTTCATCAGTTTAGAGAACTGAACCGTAAGAGATGATGACTCATCGGGGTTTTTATCATACCATTCATAATACTCACCCATTAAATCTTCATATTCTTTTGATTTTAATCTCAAATAAACAGGAGTAATAATTTTATCAGGTAGATCTAACACCTCTTCTTTTAATCTACGAAGAATTTGTTTTGATGTTCTGTCTCTTAATTCCTCAAGGTTTGACGCACCCATAACATTCCAAACCTTTCTTTTACCTGCCGTAAACTGAAATCCTTGACAATAACGGATGGCGTACGCCTTCCAATTTTGAGCAACGGGACTTTCGATGAGGTTTAGCAAGTTGTAGTAGTTCATAGGTCGTGAAGTCATAGGTGTTCCTGTCAACAACCAAACTCTATCAACTTTCTTTGCAAAACTATTAATAATCTTTGTTCTTTGTGCTTGGACGTTTGAGATCATGTGAGCCTCGTCTAATATAACTAACTCAAACCCACTTTGTGATAATAGGGACTCATCTTTTTTCTTTGGGTCTGAGTCGTGGAAGTTTTTAAGAATATCATAATTCACAATCACAAAGTCGTGTTCAGTAGAAAATTTTTTACCCTCGGCAATAAACACGGGTCGATCCGAGTAATTCTCAATCTCACGCTGCCAGTTGATCTTAAGAGAAGCCGGACAAACAATTAAAATCTTTTTTGCTCCTGTCTCTAAAGCGGCAAGAATTGTTGATGTTGTCTTACCAAGACCCATATCATCGGCTAATATAAACCTTTTTGATCCTGCAAGTTTTTCTACAGCAATTTTTTGGTGTTCTAATGGCGGTCGGTGAGAATATTTTGAATAATCAATTTCAACCTTTTCAACTTTATGTGTTTTAATAAGTGCTGACTTGGGAACCCAAAACTCACTTAATTTATCTTTTTCAAAGAACTTACCCCAAACGTGATAAGATTTTTCTTTTTCAACCAAAAGTTTTTCGATATATATTTGTTCGGGAACTTGTAGTAGATATCTTTCTTCTGCAAACTTTTTAGCGAAGTATGTGTCTAACTCAACCCATTTACGAGCCACCTTTGGTGTGGTGTTATAATAAGTTGTAATATATTCTGCCTGATTTCTTGTTGGGTAAAACTTACTTGAGACTTCCTTCTTGTTTTTCAGGTATAATATATAATTATTTGCACCACTATACGAGTCAAGCAAATCCAAAGCCTTATGTTCTATAAGTGTTTTAGTATTATCCAAAATATGTTTTTAATAAAAATAACAATAAAAAGAATATTTATCAAGAAATAGACTATTATGAAGAGTAGTGTTCCTGTAAGTAGATTGGGAAAGTTTTTTGGGGACAACGATTTTAACCTTGAAGTAAGTATGGGTCAAGAGTGGTTGATAGGTGATATGAACTTCACTTGTGTACTATACAGAGTGGATAAAAATAAAATCAAAACTGACGATGTCTATGGTGAGGTCGTTGAGGATGGCATTAAGTTTTTACCACCTGTTGAGTTTAATGCTTATGTTGGTATCGCATCACCCGAAAACAAAATGCTAGGGTCTACTCGTATTGATCAAGTCGAACCTGGAAATATTACCATTTCAGTTTACATTAAAACCTTAGACGATCTTGATATTGATATCGATTTTGGTGATTACATAGGATATTATGATAGTGAAAACTTTGTTAGGTATTATACGGTTGTTAATGATGGACGTGTGGTATCGGATTTAAAACATACTTATAAAGGGTTCAAACCTTTTTATAGAACAATAATTGCGGCACCTGTCGGACCAAACGAATTTAGAGGATTATAATGGCATTACCAAAACAAGTTAAACCAACATTACCTTTAACGTATCCCAAAACTCTTTTACCGAGAAGGGAACAGATAAAGGATATGATTACTAAGGATGGAACTTACCTACCTAAGTCATTACTTCATGCCGATCTTGATGGTGGGTTCTTAGATTTTGTTAAAGAAAAGTTTAGTATAACTTCTGAGGGTAAGAAAATTCCTGTAGTTGATATCTTAATAACAACTCAAAACTGGTCTCAGTTTGTTGAAACTTGGGACTTTCAAAATATTGACAAGAATGTCGAACCCCCATTTATTACGGTAATTAGAAATCCTGAAGTTAAATATGGAAACAACCCCGCTGTAATGTATAACATTCCTAATAGACGAATGTATTATTATATGGAAGTCCCAACGTGGGATGGTAATAGAGTTGGTGCCGACATTTATAAAATCCCTCAACCAGTTCCAATTGATTTGAAATATACCGTTGCAATTATTTGTAATAGAATGAGGGAAGCAAATACTCTTAACCAAAGAGTTATGGAAACCTTCGCTTCAAGACAAGCATACCAAGTCATTAAAGGTCATTACATTCCGATTATTAATGATGGGTTTACTGACGAGTCTTCTTTAGATTTGGAAAAACGAAAATATTATATTCAGAAATATGAGTTTACCATGATGGGATTCTTAATGGACGAAAATGAATTTGAGGTTAGTCCCGCAATCTCACGAACTTTTCAGATGTATGAAGTGGATCAACGACCTGTAAAACGACCACAAAAAAGACAAGAACCAGTTCAATTAGAAACAATCACTCTAAATTACCCAATAGGAGAGTTAACTCAAGAGTACTTCTTTAGTTATACTTGTAATCTCTATTTTGAGCAGTCACCAAACGTTGAGTCTTACTCTGTTTATATTAATGACAATTATTATGGTGATGATGTTACAGAAATACAAATCAATACTGATGATAATTTAAGAATTGATATTGTTAAAATTGATGAGTCTACAGAATCATCTCTTTCTTTTTCACAAAAATTACTTTAACGGTTCCCCGTAAATGTCCTTTTTTTCTTGACATTTTTCCATAATTAGATTCTCTAAAAACCTATACATTTTAATACCACGTTTATCGCAATATTTCTTTAAGACACCGTGAACTTCGATGTCAATCTTAAGGTTTTTTATCTTTTTATTATCGTTAGACATAGGGGCAGAATTAAGGCAGAATAAAATCTTACCAAAATATAAATACTTTCTATAATGTAAAGTTTTTCGTGTTTTGAGAAGTATTTATAGGAAAATAAATAAATTAAAAGAAATTTTTAGTATGGCAACAAACAGTAAGGTTTTTGTTTCACCAGGTGTCTATACTTCAGAGGTTGACTTAAGCTTTGTAGCACAAAGTGTTGGGGTAACAACTTTGGGTATTGCTGGAGAGACTCTGATAGGACCGGCTTTTGAACCAATCTTTATTACAAGTTTTAATGAATTCCAAACCGTATTTGGGGGAACTTCACCTGAAAAATTTGTTAATACACAGATTCCAAAGTACGAAGCCGCGTATATCGCAAAAGCATATTTACAACAATCTAACCAATTGTTTGTAACTAGAATTCTTGGTCTATCAGGGTATGATGCAGGACCATCTTGGTCAATCACAACGGTTGCAAACGTAGACCCAACCACTATCGATGTATGGTGTTTGAGTTCTGTAACAGATTTTACAACTTGTGTAACTACTTGTGTAACACCAAAAGAATTAACATTTACGGTACAATTTACAGGTTGTACAAATGACTCAGGAACAATCGAGTATTTAACTTCATTCCCGTCAGAAATCGAGGATCTATTATTATCTCAATATGAAGAGTTTAATGGTGACACCTCAACTCTTAACGACCAAATCCAAAACTTAGTATTTAACGTAATTACAAGTACTAACCCATATACCGCAGAAGACGAACAAATCGCTTACTTCGGTTCTATTGCGACTGACGATTATGATGTATTAAGTGGTTCAGGATTTAGTGCTGAAACTAACGTATTTGAGGTTCCTTCAGTTTCTTTCGACGATACTGATTTGAATTCAGCATTTAATGACTCTTGGTACTACGCATTATTTAACAATAATGGTAATACAAATTATTCAGGTTTCTCATTCTTTACTTATGTATCAGGATTGACAGCTTACTTCCCTAACCCTACACCAACACCAGGGGTTACGGCATCACCAACTCCTACACCTTCATTTGTAAATCCTTGTATTACACCATCACCTTTCACATCACCCACACCAACTCCTACACCAGTTAACATCGACTGTTATTCAGATACTATCGTTGGTAAGATCTACTATTACACAGGTACTTCTTATGTTGATTATGATAATGTTGTTGTTGGTACTTTAAGATCAAGAGGTATTTCTACTTACACAACTGATACTAACCCAACTTACTCAGTAACAGGGACATCAGATGTGACTTTAGATATGACAGGTCAATACGCTGGAGTTCTTAAAAACCCTTATTTAACATTCGCAGTAAATGTGGTTGATAAGTTCGGTACGGCTTACAACTTTGAGACGTCACTTACACAAAACGATCCCGAATATTTCACTAAAGTATTTGGTATTACTAACTTCCAAAAACCACGAATCGAGGTTCCTGTTTTTGCTGAGGAAGTATTCCAATCATTCTTGAACTACTCTTGGAGAAAAGGTTATATCAAAGGTCTTAACCCTAACCTAATTGCTTTAGACTCAGCACAAAGCGGAGATCCTGACTCAATTGGTTGGTACTTAGACAAATGGCAAACACCAGCATCACCATACGTTGTTTCTGAATTAAGAGGTAACAAAGTTTATGACTTGTTTAGATTCTACACAGTTTCTGATGGTGACGGAGCAAACACATTAATTAAAGTTTCAATTATCAATCAAACATACAACAATTTAACGTTTGACGTATTGATCCGTGATTATTTTGATACAGATGCAAATCCTGTAGTACTTGAGAAATTTACAAACTGTACTATGGATCCAGGACAAAACAACTTTATCGGTAACAAAATTGGTACATTAGACGGAGAATACTTGTTAAACTCTAAGTATGTAATGGTTGAAATGAGTGAGGATGCACCGATAGATGCTTTACCTTGCGGATTCAACGGATTCAACTTTAGAAATTATGCAGGTGCTAGTTCACCATTCCCGATTATCAAAGGTAAGTATGACTTCCCTGGTGAAGTTATTTACAACCCACCGTTTGGTTTATCTTCAGGTAATGATAACGCTTTGGTTAGCCCAGGAGATAATGTAAGAAGAACTTACTTAGGTATATCCAATAGTTTAGGTTGGGACCCTGCTTACTTCGAATATGTTGGTAAGAGAAATCCAATCAACTCTTGTGATATCGATGGTTTACCATTTAATTACAGATCTGCTGGTTTCCACATGGATGTAAATGCAAGTGGTCTAACAATCGGTCCTGAGTTCTCAACATCGGGAGACCCAAGATTTATCTGTGGAAACTCACCGTTCATTACAGATCCTGAATCACCAACAAATGCTTACTACAGATTGTTCGCTCGTAAGTTCACATTCTTAGTACAAGGTGGTTTCGATGGTTGGGACATCTATAGAGAGTTTAGAACAAATACAGATCAATTCCAAATTGGTAGAAGTGGATTCTTAAGAGGGGCTTGTCCTTCTACAAGATACCCTAACGCCACAGGATGGGGAGCATTCAAAGAGATTTCTCTTGGTGACGGAACTCAAAACTTTGCGAACTCTGACTACTACGCATACTTGTTAGGTCAACAAACATTTGCAAACCCTGAAGCAACAAACATCAACGTATTTGTTACACCTGGTATTGATTATGTAAATAACAGTAACCTTGTAGAAGCGGCGGTTGAGATGATCGAGTTTAACAGAGCGGATTCACTTTACGTGTGTACAACACCTGACGTGGATATGTATGTTCCTAACTTAAATGGTCAAGATTTCTTAATCTACCCAACTGAAGCGGTTGATAACTTAGAAAATACAGGAATTGACTCTAACTACACGGCAACTTATTACCCATGGGTATTAACAAGAGATAGTGTAAACAATACTCAAATCTATATCCCACCGACGGCTGAGGTAACAAGAAACTTGGCGTTGACAGATAACATTGCGTTCCCATGGTTCGCAGCGGCTGGTTACACTCGTGGTATTGTTAACTGTGTTAAAGCTCGTAAGAAGTTGACTCAAGAAGATAGAGACATTCTTTATGTAGGTAGAATTAACCCAATTGCAACCTTCTCAGATGTAGGTACGGTAATTTGGGGTAACAAAACTCTACAAGTTAGAGAGTCTGCTCTTGACAGAATCAACGTAAGAAGATTGTTATTACAAACTCGTAAATTGATTTCAGCAGTATCTGTAAGACTATTGTTTGAACAAAACGACGCACAAGTTAGACAAGACTTCTTAAATGCGGTTAACCCAATCTTAGATGCGATCAGAAGAGATCGTGGTATATTTGACTTCCGTGTGACAGTTTCGTCAGATCCTGAGGATATTGACAGAAACCAATTGACAGGTAAGATTTACATCAAACCTACAAGGTCACTTGAATTCATCGACATCACATTCTACATTACTCCGACAGGAGCATCGTTTGAGAATATATAAGTTGGTTTATATTCATATGAAAAGGGGAGACGAAAGTTTCCCCTTTTTTATTTATAGTGATATTTATTTATATGAATTACAAAAAAGTTGTCAAACAGATTATTTCAGAGATCATTCACGATCAAATGAAACCTACGATGAAGTATTATGCTTTTGACTGGGATGATAACCTAATGTATATGCCAACAAAGATCTATACCAAAGATGATAAAGGTAAGGTTGTTGGTATGTCAACAGAAGATTTTGCGGAATACAGAACTGAAATCGGTAAAGAACCTTTCGAATATGAGGGACACACCATAGTAGGTTTTGATGAAAACCCGTTTAGAGATTTTAATGTACCAGGTGATGAAGGTTTTTTAAAAGATGCTATGAAAGCACCTACAGGACCTGCTTGGGACGATTTTGTTGAGGCGGTCAATAATGGATCTGTTTTTTCGATCATCACAGCAAGGGGACACACTCCTTCAGTTCTTAAAAATGCGGTTTATAACCTAATTAAGAAAAACAAACACGGTCTAAACCAAAAAGAATTAATTAAAAATCTAAAAAAATATAGAGAATTAGCTGATGAAGATGATTTATCTGATGAAGAACTTTTAAGATCTTATTTAGATATGAACCGTTATCACCCTGTAAGTTTCGGACAAGGATCAGCTGCCAACCCTGAACAACTTAAAGTTGATGCAATGAAAGAATTTATGACATATGTTAATAACCTTTCAAGACGTTTACAGGAAAAAGCGTTTATGAAAAATAAGATAAGTAATTATTTTGTTCCTTATATTGGTTTTTCAGATGATGATTTAAGAAATGTGCAAGCAATGAAGAAACATTTTGATGATAAAACTGGATTAGAAATATATCATACAGGAGGAGGAAAGAAGACTAAATATTGATTTAGTTTAGCCTAGTAAATGTATAACTTGAAAAATATTTGAAGTAAATAGAAAATTTTTTATTTCACACTATTTATAATAAAAATAAAAGACAAAAGAAAAAAATAAGATATGGCTGATTTGTTAATGAAAATGCCGATCCCTTACGAACCTAAAAGGGAGAACCGATGGATTTTAAGATTTCCATCATCACTTGGTATTAATGAGTGGTACGTTGAGACGACCTCTAGACCGAAACTACAAATTGGTTCAACAGAGATCCAATTCCTAAACACCTCAACATATGTTGCAGGTAGATTTACATGGCAAGAACTTCCTGTTACTTTCCGTGACCCGATTGGTCCTTCTGCTTCACAAGCGGTTATGGAATGGATTAGATTGTGTGCTGAGTCAGTTACAGGACGTATGGGTTATGCTGCAGGTTACAAAAAGAACGTTGACCTTGAGATGTTAGATCCAACAGGAGTTGTTGTTGAGAAATGGATTTTAGAAGGTACATACTTAACAGGATATGATGGAGGATCTTTATCTTATTCAAGTGATGGTATTGCGAAAATATCAACAAACATGAGAATGGACCGTTGTATTTTGGTTTACTAAGAAAAATTACATACAAATTATATTAGACCGTATACTTTACTAGTTACGGTCTTTTTTTATTTTTAATTATAAAAGATAGTTTATGGAACAAGATATATATACAGCAGGACAAGCGGAATTCAACCTACCACATGACGTAATTCAATTACCAACACAAGGTAAGTTTTACAAGTCTAAAAAGAAATCTATTAAAGTTGGTTACTTGACCGCCGTTGATGAAAATATTTTAGCTGAGGTTGATTTTAGAAAAAATGTTAATGAGGGTATTATATTACCTTTATTAAGAAACAAAATTTATGAAAGAGATTTAAGACCTGAAGAACTTTTAGATGGTGATATTGAGGCCATTCTATTATTTTTACGTAATACATCTTTTGGTCCCGAGTATAAAGTTACACAAATTGATCCACAAACCGATGAGAGATTTACATCGACTATCTTACTTGACGAATTAAATTATAAAAAAATAGAAGTAGAACCAAATGAAGACGGATTTTTTGAAACCACACTTCCTGTATCAAAAAAGAAAGTTCTTTTGAAGTTATTAAGTATGAGTGATAAAATAGAGGTTGATAGAATTGTTAAATCGTATCCCTCAGAAAGAACTGCACCGATTATCACAACCAGGTTGATAAAAAATATTGTATCTATTGATGGTGATGAAGACAAAAGTAAAATTGCTATGTTTGTCGAACAAATGCCTATTGCGGACTCTAAACACATTAGAAGATTTTTAATTGATAACGAACCAAGATTAGATCTATCAAAAGAAGTTATAGCCCCGTCAGGAGAAAAAGTGGTAGTAGATATCACTTTTGGGGTGGAATTTTTTCGGCCTTTCTTATCAGTATAAAGCTATTTTATTAGACGAGTTTTATTATTTTTCTAGATTATTCAGAACTCAATACTCTGAGTTTATGAATATGCCAACTTATGTCCGTAAATATTTAATCCAAAAACACGTTGAGGAAACCAAAACTAATAAGTAAATATTTATGTTAAAAGGATATCATGACTGATAGAATTAAGGAATTAGAAAAAGAACTTGAGTTAATAAAAAAACAGAATGCGGAATATAAAGCATTAGGTGATCAATCTGGTAGATTAAAAAATAGTTCTAATAATATTTTAGCCAATCAATCTGAAGGTTTAGGTAAATGGACACTAAGTCTGACAGACTTCAAAAATTCAGTAACAGACACTATAAATGCATTTGCAGATGCTGCAGACCCAACGAATTTGACAGCCTTTCAAGAATTAGACGAAAGAGCAACTCTATTACAACGAGAATTTGGCGCAACTAAAGGAAGTATCGAGGGATACAAACAAAGTATTGCCGATACAATACCCGAATTAATTAAAATGGGTATTACTGAAGAAACCGCACTACAAAACATGGCGAAAGTTATGGACAGTATGGGTAGTTCGGCCACATTAGGTGTTGAAGCAATCACTGAATTATCCGCAGCCGCCGATGTCTCAAGAGTAGAAATTGGAAAACTTGCAAGTAGTTTCAGAGAAGTTGGTGTGTCAATCTATGATGTTGGTGACCAAATGAAAGAAGTGACCGACATTGCTAGAGGGGCTGGAGTATCTGTTGCGGGAGTTTCTGATAAAGTTGTTGGAAACTTAAATAAAATGAACTTATATAACTTTGATACGGGAGTCAAAGGTTTGGCAAAAATGGCAGTTACTTCAGAAAGATTAGGTATAAGTATGGATACAGTATTTAATTTTGCAGATAAAATCTTTAATCCAGAAGGTGCAATTGAAATGGCGGCAGGACTACAAAGACTTGGTGTCACCGCAAGTGGATTATTAGATCCTTTGAAGGCGATGGATTTAGCGGCAAACGATCCCGAAGGACTCCAAAAAGAGATTATAAATGTTACCAAAGAGTTTACTAAATTTAATGAGGCAAATGGTAAATTTGAAATTATGCCAGGTTCTAAAAGAAGGTTGAGAGAAATCGCAAAAGAAATGGGAATACCTGCTGAAGAATTGGCATCTATGTCAATCAAAGCTGCGGATTTTGATATGAAAATGAAACAAATACAATTTCCAGCCTTGGCAACAGATCAAGAAACAAAAGAAATGATTGCAGGAATGGCTCAGTTAAAAGATGGTAAAGCAGTTATTAATGTTAAAAATGAACAGACAGGTGAAGTTGAATTAAAACAAGTAGATCAACTTACCGCCTCAGATATGGAAGCTCTTCAGAAACAACAAGAAAAGAATAGTATGTCAATAGAAGAAGTTGCTAAAGAACAACTTAGCGTTTCAAAACAAATCGCATTCAATACGGCTGGTTTTATAAAAGGAGTTGAAATGGGTAAGGCGACTGCAGAACCGTTGGAAAAATTATATACAAATATAATGGGTGCTCAAGTAGATATAACAAAAAATTTAGCAAAACAAGGAACGACTCAAGGAACTAGAGAACTATATACTAGTATTGGTCAACCTGTTGAGGATTATATAACTGGTGGTATTACAGGTGATAAATCAAAACAACAAGCGGCAGAAAAAAACTTTGTGCAGGCTTTAATAGATGCCGAATCAAATCTAACTAAAAACTCTGAAAATTTTATAAATACAACTTTAACTGATATTGCTTCGAGATTCAAAGAGGCATATTCACAACCACAAAAAATTGAAACTAAATCGGATGTAAACTTTAACATGACCATAAATGGTAATGAAAACGTTAAGGATATGGATTTAAACTCTATAAGGGGCGATATTGTTAATTATCTTACTCAAACCGCAGAAGGTAAAGATTTACTCAAGAAGGCAATAGAAAATCCAAATGCACCAAGTGCTATGGTCGGATCAAAAAACTAATAAAAAAATATACCAAACACCTATTTATAAAATAAAACAATATGTCTGAAAGTTTTTTATCGTTTGGTAACTCAGATGCTTTTAGGAAACAATTATTAGTTAAGAATTTAACACCATATAATGTTCCTGGAACATACACATCACCAGGTGATCCTGTTGATTATGAAGTTGTGCTTTCAGTGAATAATGTTATTGACTCACCGAATAATTTTGTATCCACTAATTTATTTGCCCAAGATCTTTATCCTTTAAATGAATACGGTCCTGAGGGTGGTTTTAGTAACCCGATTGGGATTAATTCTGTTGCGTCAACAAACAATCCAGAAGGAACCAATCAAGGTCCTTACGACCCAATTGATACAGTTTTAGATATTGTAAATGAATTTTATATCGAATCTGCTTATGTGACAAATAAGTGGGGACCAAGCGGTGGTTATAAAGATCTAATCGTTATTACCGACATCCAAAATGCTGGTAATATATACCAACCATATTGGGATCCAGGATATTACAGTTATTCGTCCTACCCAACATTTAACATAGTATTCCAAGACGATCCAATTGGATCAAATGGACCACTATCATCGGATAGCTTCTTAGCTAAAATTGGAGCATCACAACTAAAGTTTGCTTTCGAAGAAAGAGTTGCTCAAGAACTACAACAAGCTACAATAGGTGTTATCAATCTCGACACTATTTCAGATCCGTTTTCTGCTAGTTTATTAGCGACAGGTCAACAACCATTCTTTATTAGAGATTGGAGAATTACTGTACCTGAAAATCCTGCTTTGGCGGCAGTATCTTTAGCAAACAGACTTACAGGTACTTATTTTCCTGTTTCATTTATACCTGGTGATTATTTTGATGATGATAACCCAATAAATGGACCACAAACCGCCGCCGCTCTTGGTGTTGCAAATAATTTGACAGGTGGTTTATTAGCACCAGTCTTAAACAAATATAGAAGTCCATCTGAAGTTTTTGTTGCAAATACAGGTAATGGTACGAGATCAGCATTATTTTCCGCGTTAGATTATAACCTCTATAGACCAGCGTATAATAGAGGATTAATCGGTGGATTAATTGCCGGTGCTTCTGCCGCAGTTAATAGGTTATTTGACCAAGACAAAACTCAATCTTCAGGATATTATGTTGGTAATGAAAATGCAGAACCATCTCAAATCGATGGACCACCAAACCAGGTTCCTGTTAATCAATTCGGAGTTCAACAACAAAGTATTGTTTACGGACCACAAGAATTAGCAATTCTTTATGAAGGAAACGAAACTTTACTCAATTTCGGTTTAGCGGGTAAATCTTTTAGTGACGGTGGAGGAACCTCAGGTCAATTAGTTTGGACATCACCTAAGTATAAAGGTAATGCAGGTTTTAGAGCAACACAGGGTGGTGGTGCTGGTAGTTTAGACGACGACTTTAATCAAATATCAGCTGATTATTTAAGATACCAATCTGTTGATATTCCGTTTAGACCTGGTTCTATTTTATATGAAACACAAAGACTTGTTGATTCTGCAGATCAAGTACAAGGTCAGGCGAGATTAAAACATGTAGGTACTGCAATTAACCAAGTTTCTAAAGTATTTAACGATGGATATAAAGAAATGACAAAAGGTTCTATGGTTCTTTCTTATGTCAATCAAGCTGACGGGACACAAGCGGGCTTAGAATATTGTAGAGTTTTCCAAAAAGATACACCTTACTACACCTATGCTGACTTACAAAAATCTGCAGGTATTACCACAGAGGGTAGAAGAGTTGATTACTCAGTATTAGATAACACTTATAACTTAAACATTGCTCCGTTAAGAAATCCCGGATCAACAAATATTGTCGATGGTAAAGTTAAGAAGTATATGTTCTCTATTGAGAATTTAGCGTGGAGAACTTCAGACAGACCAGGTTATACTTATAATGATTTACCTGTTTGTGAAAAAGGACCTAATGGTGGTAGAATTATGTGGTTTCCACCGTATGATTTAAAATTCTCTGACGATGCAAAACCTGACTTTAACTCAACATTCTTTCTAGGTAGACCTGAACCAATTTATACTTATAAAAATACAAGTAGATCGGGACAGTTAAATTGGACTATTATTGTTGACAACCCATCTATGTTGAATACAATAATTGAAAAACAAATGAAAGGCGTTGGTAGAGAACGAGTACAAAGTGTTGTAGACTCATTCTTTGCTGGTTGTACCAAGTATGATTTATATGATTTGGCTATCAAATTTAATATGATACCAACAAAAGATTTATTTACATACCAACAAATCTTAAATAACCCAAGATTAACAACTGAGGAACAAATACAGGTATTTGAAAGTATACCGCAAGATTCATCAACAAATCAAGCGAAAAAAGCTACTGGTGGGGATGGAACACCAGGTACAACAGAAACAGGAACTGAGACAGCTGAGGATACTAAACCTACCAATGTTGATTTAAGTGATTATGTGGGTTATGCATTTTACTTTGACAATGACTGTCCTGAGTGTAAAACGTCGTATGAGGTTGTGGCAAGTCAACCATATGATTATTGGTACAATAGTTATACCTCATCTGGTAATAAAACAACATATGATCAAAAGGCACCCTCTGAAGTTTCATCAGGAGGACAGACCTTTGAAAAAGGAGGAATACCACAATTTTTCAACGACGTTATTACTGGTAACTTTAACGTAATCCAAAACGAATTTATGAAAAAAATAGGTGATGTGTTGGTCGAAGGTGGATCAGTAACTTTGGATATGATCGGATCAGCGTCTGCACCTGCTAAAGTTAGTTACAATCAGAAACTATCTCAAAGAAGAAACGATTCCGTAAAAAAATGGATGCTGTCATACAAATTATCAAATGACAAAACAATACAAGAATACTTCGAAACAGACAAATTTAAAATAAATTTGACTGCTAGTGGAGAACAGTTAGTAATACCTAAAACAAAAAAAGATGCCGATGCAACTACTGAAGACACTACCGACATCTCCGTCACAACTTCAACTGGAGGAGATGTTCTTTCAGCACAAGTAAATTGTACCGATGATATTGTAGACTTGACTGTAACACCTAATAAAGTTAATTCACAATCACAGTGGTATAGTATACCCGCAATGGCATGTAGAAGAGTTTCGATCCAAAAGGTCGTGGCTACAAAACCAGCTGAAAAAATAGTAAAAGACCCTGACCCAATACCAAAACCTGATGATGGATCAACACCAAACCCACAGAACATATTAACAGGTCAAACTCAAAGTATTAAACCTGAACCAAAAATAACTATAGAACAAAAAATCAAGGAAGGTATATCTAAAAAGATACTAAGAAACTTATTTACAGAATGTGATTATTTCCAAGTGATTAAAGAGACTGATCCTATGATTTATGATACAATCAAAGATAAAATCAAATTCTTTAGTCCTGCGTTCCACTCCATGACACCTGAGGGTTTAAATGCGAGATTAACATTCTTACAACAGTGTATGAGACCAGGTCAAACAATACCTGTGATCGGACCTGACGGTAGACCAAAATATAATGATGCTTTAAATACTTCATTTGGTGCACCTCCAATATTAGTATTAAGAGTTGGTGACTTCTACAATACTAAAATAGTACCAACAAGTTTAGGTATTTCTTATGATCCATTACATTTAGATTTAAACCCTGAAGGTATTGGTATACAACCTATGTTGGCAAAAATAACTTTAAGTTTTAATATAATCGGTGGTATGGGTATAAAAGAACCCGTACAAGAATTACAAAACGCTCTATCATTTAACTATTATGCAAATACTGAAATATACGACGAAAGAGCAACACCAACTGAAGATACGAGTAAGTTAGATAAGTATGTTGTTGAAAAAATAACAAATGGTTTACCACCAATAACAACTTCGGATCAGGCACAAATTAATAGTGTACAACCTAAAAGGGGAGGAAGTACTGTAGGTATTATTGCGAGTGATACTGATATGGATTACGCACCTCTATTAACATCATTACAAGATGGTTTACGAGGTTACTTCACTACGTATTATGATTCTTTAGAAAAGATCAGTACTGATTATAATTATGGTGTATTACAATTGTATTTGAAAGATAGATCATATGTTAAAGGTAATGTTTCGGTTTATACAAACGATAAAAAAGAAACGACTTTATTTGGTAAAAACAACAAATACCAAGATTATGTTGAAAACCTCATCAAAAAAGTTAAAAAGGATATTGATGATGAAGATTCACCTATTATATATACTTTGGTACAAGATGGTCAAGGTATAACAAACAAACAAAAAAGAGAAATACAAGACAAGTTAAAAACTCTTGTGGATCAAAGACAAGGGGCAATCTTAGATGTTTTAAATGCTAACACAAATAACATCATACAAAATCAAACTGAATTAAATTACATTTTCAGACAATTAGATGTTGTTGCTTTTAAACTTGATGGCGAATTGAATACAAACAACAAGCCAAAACTTTATGACTTGAGTGGTGATACATTCTTTGCTCCGGCAACAACCGAAGGTTCATTATCAAATGTGTTTACGGTTAAAGTCCCTGAAGCAATCAAAGAGTTTGAAGATATAATGACTGAACTCAAGATAGTGATAAATTACTTCGACCCTAGTACATCCAGTTTAAATAGTGGTGATGGGTGTAACTTTAAATTTGGGGGTACAAGTGTTTTTGGTGATAGTTGTCCTAACAATAGATTTTATATTGCGATGTCACCATTATTTACTGACCCAAGTTTGTTAACATCGGTAATAATTGATTTAACAAGTGGTGAAGAAGTGATGAAAAATCCGGCGTTGGTTGCACAAGTACAAACGGTTTGTGAAAATTATGGAGTTTTCTGTACTAATACAAATACATCTTTTAACGGACAATTTACGAAAACCGAAACCGATACAATATACGGACCAAGATTTAAAACGGTAACAACATTTACATTACCTGATAATACAGTTAAGACTTGTAAGTATAACACTAACGTAACACAAAACGTGAACGATAAAAATAAAATAATAGAAGACCTATATTCAAATAACAATTTGAATAATAAAAAAGACACCTTTAACGGGAAAGTAACATTTAATTAAAATGGCATTACAATATTGGAATAGATATACGGACTTTTTACTTAACGGACAACAGACTGTTGTACCTGGTGTTGCGTTACCAACTAAAACTTCAGATAAAAACTTTATTTATAAAGTTGGTCAATCACGATTGGATAAAACATCACAACAATTTTATGGAACCCCATACTTTGGTTGGTTAATTTTACAAGCAAATCCCCAATATACAGGTGATGAATTCTCAATACCTGATGGTGCTGTATTGACTATTCCATTTCCGTTAGTAGCTTCATTACAAGATTATAAAAATTCATTAGACAATTACTACTTCTACTATGGCAGATAACGGGGAAAATATTTTAGTTGAGTTTGATTATGACAACATTACCCTTATTGATCCAAATAAATTAGTAGACCAAGATGGTAATGTAAAAGAAAGATTAGTCAAACAAGAAGATTTGGTATATTATGCCAATCTTGAGTGTAATGTATTACCTCGAACTAAGTTGGCGGTAGGGTCCGCCATGAATGACCAACAACGAACAATTTCGGTTGGTAAGATTAATTTCTTAAATCCAGGCCATAAAACTTTTATGGATACCGCTTGGTCTGATGAGATCACAGGTAAAGACAGTGTTCAGGGGAAGGGAGTAAACCAAGTAAATTTAACTGCGGTTAAAAATCCTAATAAGTCCGACGACTTTTATATAACACAAAACTTAAATTCAAACGGAACACCGGGAGCTGTGGATAATGGTTTCTTGGGGATGAAAAGTATTAACGTATCAATAGGTTTAGATTTTTTACCCGTAATTACGGTTGAACTTGAGGACGTAAAGGGTCGAGCATTATTCGAAGGTGGAAACAATTCACCATATGCTGCGTTCTTCCAATTACCATACCCACAATTTACATTAACATTAAAGGGTTATTATGGTAAGGCAATCAAGTTCCCAATAATGTTGCAGTCATTTACATCTAAATTTGATCCATCATCACATAACTTTATAATAAGTTTAAAGTTCTACGGATACAAATATACTTTGTTATCTTATGTGAACTTTGGGGCTTTGATGGCGGTTCCACATATGTATAACAACACGGTAACACAAGCACCTGCAACGGTAGAACAAGGTACATCATCAGACGCTACAACAGCAACATCACCTACAGTTGTAAGTAGGGGTTATCAAAAGATGAAAGAGATTTACTCTAACTATAAATCAAAAGGATTAATTCCTGACGATTTTCCTGAGATAACTCTTAATCAATTAAAATACCGATTACAAAGATTTATTGATGAGGTCTTAGCGGACTTCACCAAAGAAAATATGGGTGTCATGACAACTATGACCGACTATACTAATACGTTGTTATCATACCAACAAAAAGTATTTTTATTTACGACATCATGGTTTAATACCTATATGGATATTAAAAACCCAATAATACTCAAGAGTGGTCAAAAGGTTTATGACTTCCTTAAAAAGTATTCGCCCGAACAAAGGGAAACTGCTCTTACTGAATTAGATGGAATTATAAAAGAATATAATGCTCGACTAAATGAAAATAAGGTTTTTGGTGTTGGTGGTAGTTATACTATCGGTAACATTACCGAACAAACACAAATTCCATTTAACATCACAACAGGAACCTTTAGAGTTTCGGTAAACACAGATCAAGTTGATTTTAATAAAACGTTTCAGGCTCAAGAGAATTCGCCAAAAGGACAGTTATCACCAGTTGGAACACCACCTGCTGCACAGACAAAAGTTGATATAGCTTATAACAACTTCATAACTACTTTACAAACTACCTTTATTGCCAATAACTCAACATTCAATTACTTCGAAGGACTAAAATCTTTTATGGAAATAACAGACGGAATGTCTAAACAAGCGGCAACATTAAGAACCAAAATAGAACAACAAATCACAACAAGTTTGGCGGAAAAGTTTAATGCAAGAGGTAGTGGAGGTCTTGGGTTTGTTCCTTCGGTTAGAAATATTTTGGCGGTATTTTATTGTCAGGGTGAAGCATTTTTGAGATTGTTAGATGATGTTCACAAGAAGGCTTGGGAACAAAGAGAAAATGATTATAGACGAGCCGCAATATTTGGTAATCAAACAACAGCACCAAGCGTCGATATAAAATCCTCAACACAAAATAATGAACCAATATATCCTTGGCCTCAAGTTATCCAAGAAACTGTAGGTGATGATGGGAAAGAAAAATTTGAATTAATTTATCCTGGAGCACAAAATGTTGCGTCATCATATAGGGCTTATAGTCCTGAAGTTTGGCCTGAGGTGGAGTTTGTAGAACAATTCATTAAAGGATATACAGAACGTACAAAAACTGATGATAAGGTTGGTGCAGAATTTAATGATTTAGATAACCAACCATCAAGAGCAACATTAAATGCGATTGAGTTCCCAGTAACAAACGAAGTATTCCAAAACAAAGAAGAATCAAAATACTTTTTTGAAATATATGAAAGACTCATGTTGAATTCATATTATAGTAAATTCAACAGAACATCTGGTTATGATTTATCCATATATGAAGCCGAAGGTGATGATGAAGCTGTAAACGTAATAAAAAGTTTGGGTGCAGATAATCCATTCCTAACAAAAAAAATTAAAGAATATCTTTTAGATAGTAATAATTATTTACCATTCTTAAGACACATATCTAATCAAGGACAAGGAGATAGTTGGCAAACTTTTATTAAAGGTACATTCGTGACACCATATATTAGAAATGACGTAGAAAACCCAAATGTTGTATATAATTCTGACATCTTAAGTTCTACAAAATCACAACCAAATGTTTCATTATCTAACCCAAGAAACCTTACGAACTTAGAGAAATACTTAACCTCATCATCTAGTAGTAATACTTTTGACTTTACCGATGTTTACCCAATTACAAATTTAAAATGGGATAGAGATAATTTGGCAAATGGTAAAAGTCTAAATAATGCAAACGAAGCCTTTGATACCAAAGACGTTTTGGAATATAATGACACTCATAAGACGGTAACCAATTTCGAAAACGATGATAACGAAACTACGAAGAGACCCTACACTTATTTTAACTTTGAAAACTTATCAGTAACTCCTGATACTACAAACTTAAAAACTTTTTATAATACAAGAACATATAAAAACCAATTAGTTACCGAAGGTAATTTAAAATATACTGGTTATACAAATCACTTAACCGAAACACAAACTACATCGATGTTGAATACACCGTATTTTATTAATGCGGTACAACAGGGTGTATTTAATTTTAGATACAAACAAAACGATCCATATCCGTATAAAACTGCGTCGTACCTATTCTTGAATAGTTTACCTTTAGCAACCTTAAGAGAAAAATATGTTACCAAAAATGGTGAATCCACAACTGATTTGAGTTACATTTTGGCGACGATGAAAAAATTCGGGGCGGTTCATAAGTTACCTTATGCTTGGATATTAAAATACGGATCAATTTGGAATAGATATAAAACATATAGAGACACCGGTGTAGATTACCTTGATAGTGTTTGGAAAGACTTTAATTATTTAGAAAATTGGGATCCTGCAAATTCCGCGGCAACCAAAAATTACGACTTAGTAATTGATGGAACACCAAGAAATTTAGTTTTAGATACAACAACAGGAACACAACCATTTACCGATATCAACACAGGGTTTTATCCTCAGTTAGTTGATGACTTTAATGTCTTCTTACAAGGTTTAAAATTGTTTAGCGGTAAAACTCAAACGGGAGGTAATTGTACGGTACAAGAAATTAGTGGTAATACCACAGCATTTGAAGTTACCGGTAGTTGTAGTGGTAATGGTACAACCATCACTGTAAATTCAATTACTAATAACTTAATTCAAACAGGTACTACCATAACAATACCATCTGTAGGTGTTAACTTGGTTGTAACTGGTCAAGTTTCAGGAACTGCGGGAGGTGCAGGTGTTTATACCACAACACCAACATTTGTTTCGACGATACCATCGTTCGATTTTACGATCGGAAGTTTTGCTCAATTATCAAACGTTAGTTTAGCGTCAATATCGAATGGTTTAATATTGACGGGATCTTCATTTCCATATCCATTAACAGTGGTAAATCAAATTAGTGGAGATACAAACTCAAACGGTTTGTATAAAGTTAACAACGTTTCTGCTTTTACATCAAATTTTATCGCACTTAACCCACCATTACAAATCAATAGTATTGATGGTAATGTGTTAGTTAATGGATCCATAATTAATGGTCCTCTTTTAAATGGGAATGTTACAATACAAAGTCAGATATCAGGAACAACAGGTGGTGTTGGTCTTTATATTATTGGTACAGGTCAAACACCAACAACATCAGCGTTCGTCGTCCAAAATAGTTTTATACAAGGTATTCCATCATCCTCAATCCAAAACAACTTGGATAGTGGAAATTTAATAATGATGAATACGACAAACTCAACCATTTATGAAACACCAGGTTTTGACCCATCAAATCCTGCAAGAACGATGAGAGTGTCTCCATGGTCTGTTGTTGTTTCATCATCTACGGAACCAAGTTTTTGTTATGTAATGCCGTCTTTCGGTACCAATATAAATCAAACAAAAGATGAAGCATTTAAGAATGGTGTTATGCGTACCGAACTTTCAGGTAACGAAGCGATGTTTAATGGTTCTGTCAGATTATTTTGGAATGCACCTCAATACGGATGGTTTGACAATTCGAAAGTAATTAAAAATGATCCTGAAACATATCTTAAGAAAATACTTAATGAACAAAAGGATCAACAAAACTTCATTATAAGCGGAGATAAAAATGATTATACAGATTTCCAAGAATTATTTACAACGTTTAATACCAAAACATTAGATTATTTTGAGTCTGAGTTTTTAAATTTCAGTAGATCAATTTACGATTTTATTGATACCTTACCATCATCACAAACCGCAAGTAACTTAAATACAACTGAAACTGAAACCAACGCAAATGAAGTTAGTGATCAGACATTTAAAAACTTCCAAACCTTAGCGAGACAATTGTTTAAAGCGAAAGTCCCAACTGGTACATCACCAGAAACAAAACTTTCAAGCCTGATAACCAATCAAAATGAAACATTCCAAAATATATTAACATCATTTATGAATTATGATGTGGTGTTCAAATACGGTAATCCATCAGACTTTGACAAAAGGTTGTTCTATACGTTCTCAACTAGATTTATTGAGGACCCAATTATATACGGACCATATTTTCAAGGATCATTACCAACACAAGGTGGTGGTGTTACTTTAGCTCAATCTAAACAACAAAACCCGAAATCATGGGAAGCTCTCGAATACTATGTTGGTAAATCAAGTATCCCTGAATTGGCCTACAAAGATAGTGGTTCTTATATAACAGACTTCTTTGTTGATCTAAATGTTTTATTTAACGAAAAGAACGTCCAAGAATTTGCCCCGTTGATTAAGATATATGCAACCCAAAAATTGACTAACCCTAATTTAAATTACACGAGTTTTTATAGTTTAATGGATGACTATATTATAGAATCAGACAACTATATTAATAACGTTATAAATGTTATGTTACCAGCGGTAAGAAAACAATTACCTAATGTGTTTGTTGAAGAAGATAATTCACAAAATAGAGCCGACTTAGAAGCTGGTTTTACCGAACAAACAAGAACCGAACTATGGGAAACGTTTAAAGCTCTTAATGATAGTTGGATTGCAGGTTTTGATTTTGAAAGTAAAACATTATTTGAAGACGTATTATTGGTAGATAGAGCTAGTCGAAATGTTGGAGATAAAGTATTGGTTGACATTTTTGAAATTATGGACCTCATCGACGGAGCCAATTATAAGAATACTTTATTAGATATGGTCACCACCATATTAGTACAAAACAACTTCCAACACTTTATGTTACCGGCGTATGTTAATTTTTATAATGTACAAGACGCACAAAAGAACCCAACACCAAGACCTGACGGTAGTTTAGAATTTGGTAATATGTTATTTGGAACATTTTTGAATGTTGATTATAGAAATAGTTCGCCTAAGTTCCTTTGTTATTATGTAAACAAACCAAGTGAACATTTAGATATGAAAGATAATATTGATTATAGGTATCGTGATGATGCGTTTGACTTAAGAAGAGCTAGCGACAATCCTCTAATTGAAAATCAAATTGATAAACAAGATTGGGGAAAATCTAATAAGGTGGTTGGTTTTAATGTTGATATGACAAGACAAAACCAACAAATATTTAAATCATTTAGTGTTTCTCAAGATCCAGGTAAACCAACATCTGAATCACTTGAGATGTTAAATCAAATGGCAAATTTAGGTAAAAACAGACGATCAACAACACAATCAGTTTCGTTGTATAACCTATATAAAAATAGAAGTTATACTTGTAGTGTGGATATGATGGGTAACGCCCTAATACAACCTATGATGTATTTTAATATCAGAAACATTCCTATGTTCTCAGGTCCTTATATGATTACAAAAGTTTCACATAGTGTTAGTGAAAATGGGTTTGAAACACATTTTGAAGGTACAAGACAACCATTCTATAGTTTACCAAGAATCGACAATTTTATACAAACATTAAATGTTAAGATATTATCGACAATTAATACTAAGATCCAAGAAAGAGAACAAAAATTAAGAGAAGGTTCCGATAATATACTATTCCAAAAAAATAACGTTATAGCTAATTTACAAGCACAAGAAACTCTTACAAAATCACAAGATTGTCAAACTAATTTGAATCCTAGATATTCACAATACACTGCGATTGAGATTCCTACTCCAACATCTAAAACAACTAAGGAGTTATTTGATACAATCGTTAATGTACTAACCAAATTAAACGTAGGTCCAAAAACAAATCAAAGTTTCCAACTCTACACTAGTATACTGTTCAGTTTTATATATATGGATACGGGAAATAGTTCTAAAATAACAGGTTTCGAAAATAATTACTCAACAATAAATCTAAAAGAAAACTATGGTCCTTCTTTTAGTAATTTTGTAAATAGTAAGTTTTATTGTGTGAAAAGAGGAACAGAAAATAATTTACCAGTTGTAAGTTTTACAACATTCGATAGTTTTATAGAATTTGCATTTTTGAGAATAAAAAACATCCTTGCTAGTTTAGAATCAGATATTAAGTCCGGACTTACAACTGACCAATCAATAGCCAAACAATACATTCTAAGTTATCCAGTACAACAACCTGATAATGTGTATACAACGATGACCGAACAGGACAAAAAAATAGTTGAACAAGAAGTCACAAAAGCATTACAAGTTTACCGAAGCATCCAAACTTTTACAATTAATTGATATTTATAATAAAAAACAACTATGAATACAAAATTATTATTAGATAACTACTTGGGTAAAAACACAAGAGTTTCTGAAAAAGATATGGGGGATGGTACTAAACAAGTTTGTGATTTAGACACAGGAGATTGTTATACTGTACGAATGAAAGACGGCTTAATTGAAAGAGTTGATAACACTATGAGAACCTTTAAAAAAGTTCAAGTTGAGACCAATAAAGGTATAAAAACATTACTTAACGGATAAGATGAGTATAGACGAAAAAATATTAAACGAGATTAAACGATATAATTCGATTAACAATTACATTTCTGAACAAGAGGTTCCACCTCCACCACCAGCAGATCCAGCATTGGATCCCGCAGCAGATCCTGCGGCAGGAGCAATCCCACCACTTCCGGGTGAAGTACCCGCAGATCCTGCAGCACCTGCACCACCAGCAGCTCCTGAAGGTGAAACAACACCTGTTGATGTTGCTACAGATCCTGACGTTGAGGAAATTGGTGCTGAAGGTGAAGGAGAAGTTGAGGAATTAGATATTACCGATTTAGTTGACTCACAAAAAACTATGGCGGACAAACAAGAAGAATACTTTGAAAACTTGTTTAATCAAATTAAAACTATGGAAGATAAATTATCTGAAATGGATAATTTAGTTTCCAAAATAGACAGTTTAGAAGTTAAGTTTGAGAAATACAGACCTAAAACGGCACAAGAAAAATTAGAACTACGTTCGTTGGATTCAGGACCATTCAAACAAAACTTAGCGGATTTCTTCAAAGATAAAGAAGACGAAATGGAAATGACAGGTAAGAACGAATACGTTCTAACAAGAGACGAAGTAGAAAACTTTAGTCCATCAGAAATTGAGAAAACATTCAACGAACCGATGGAAGATGAAGACGACATTTTACTAAACAGATATAATTCATAAGTTAAAAGGTCGATTAATTTCGACTTTAACTTTTTTTCGGCGACACCATTTGACTATCACTTTTTATACAACTATAATTTTAATATAAACCTTTAATTTTTATTTACACATGGCGACAAATGTTTTAGACGCAGTACTTTCACAGTACGAAAAATCAACACAGAGTAGTACAAACTCCTCATCTAAAATGTCTTCTGAAGATCGAATGAAGAAATACTTCGCAGCGATTCTGAAAGACAACGAGAAACAAGGTCAGAGACGATTACGTATTCTACCTACAACAGACGGATCCTCACCGTTCAAAGAGGTATGGTTCCACGAGATACTTGTGGACGGTAAATGGCAGAAATTTTACGATCCAGGAAAGAATGATAACGAGCGTTCACCTTTGAATGAAGTTTATGAAGAACTTATGTCAACAGGTAAAGAAACTGACAAACAATTAGCAACACAATATAGATCACGTAAGTTTTATATCGTGAAAGTAATTGATCGTGACAACGAACAAGACGGAGTTAAATTTTGGCGATTTAAACACAATTACAAACAAGAAGGAATACTTGATAAAATCATTCCAATTTGGAAAGCAAAAGGTGACGTGACAGATCCTGATAAAGGTCGTGATTTGATCCTTGAGTTAACAAAGGCAAAAACTCCGAAAGGAGCAACTTACACAGTAATCCAAACGGTTATGTACGATGACCCATCGCCAATCTCTAACGACGAAACTCAAATGTCTGAGTGGGTTGCAGACGAATTGACTTGGGAAGATGTATACTCTAAAAAACCTGTTGAATATCTTGAGGCAATCGCTCGTGGCGAGACTCCACGTTGGGACTCTGAAAAAGGTGGATTTGTTTATTCAAACACAGAGACTGAAGAGTTTTCTATGGGAGGAACACCAAAAGTAGAAATAAAATCAATCAACGAAGTTGCTGATCCACAAGCAAACGATGAAGTGGACGAAGAGTTACCTTTCTAATTTTTATTGAAAATAAAACTAACGGGAGCAGTTTATTGTTCCCGTTTTTTTGTCTATAATTATATAAAAAGAAACTATGAAACCATTTATTGCAGAAAAACTTAAAGAGGCTTTAATAAAAAAATACGAAGCTGAAATTGCAGATGCTGAGGCAAGATTATACATTTATTTCACAAATTCTGTTGGGATAGGTGAACATCCACAACACACAGAGGAGATAGATAATTTAGTTGAACAACTTACAAACGCTAACGACAAATTAAAAACAATTACCGAATTTAAAATTTACGAAATATAATGGCACTCAAAAAAAACGACTTTAGTTCGATAAAGAAAAAATTCTCATCGGACGCAAAATATAAACCACAAAGATTTTTTGATTTAGGATCTAACTTTTTAGATGCGGTTGGTTTACCTGGTCCTGCAATCGGACACCTTAATATGTATTTGGGTCACTCAGATACAGGAAAAACAACTGCTTTAGTTAAAACTGCTGTTGACGCTCAAAAGAAAGGTATACTTCCCGTGTTTATTATTACCGAACAAAAATGGTCTTTTGATCACGCAAAACTTATGGGTTTTGATTGTGAAGAAGTTGTTGATGAAGAAACAGGTGAGTTAGATTGGGACGGGTTCTTTCTCTTCAATAATAACTTCAGTTACATCGAACAAATTACAGATTACATCAATAGTTTACTAGATGCTCAAGAGAAAGGTGAATTAGATTATTCACTTTGTATTATGTGGGACTCAGTAGGTTCAGTTCCTTGTAAAATGACTTATGAAGGTAAAGGTGGTAAACAACACAACGCTTCTGTATTAGCCGACAAAATCGGTATGGGTATCAACCAACGTATTTCAGGATCTCGTAAGGCGGACTCTAAGTATGAAAATACTTTGATTATCGTTAATCAACCTTGGGTAGAATTACCTGACAATCCATTTGGTCAACCTAAGATCAAAGCAAAAGGTGGTGAAGCGATTTGGTTGAACTCTTCTTTAGTATTCTTGTTTGGTAATCAAAAAGGTGCTGGTACAACTAAAATCACTGCAACAAAAGATAAGAGAACCGTTAAGTTCGCATCAAGAACTAAAGTGTCGGTTATGAAAAACCACATCAACGGACTTGGTTTTGAAGACGGGAGAATTATCGTAACACCACACGGATTTTTACCAGGTAAAGACACCGCAGAAGAAAAATCATCAATAGAAAAGTATAAGAAAGAATATGCCGACTATTGGAAAGACGTAATCGGAGTCGATGGTGACTTCGATTTACAAGCAGAAAAAGAAGAAGTAGAGTAGAAATCATTTAAGTTTTAGGAAGTGTCCAAAACATTATTAGTAGACGGAAATAATTTATTGAAAATTGGATTCCATGGTGTTAGAGAATTCTATCATAATGGAAAACATGTCGGCGGTGTTTGGCACTTTCTAAACACTCTTCGTAAATTCTTAGAGGAACACAACTATAATAAGGTTGTTGTGTTTTGGGATTCTAAAACCTCATCTTCACAAAGAAGATTGATATACCCAAAATATAAATTAAATCGTAAATCTTCAGATTCAGAATCGAAAGAAGAATCTTTTGCCGAACAAAAACAAAGGGTTAGACAATACCTCGAGGAGATGTTTGTGAGACAATTAGAGACGGAACACGCTGAAGCTGATGACTTGATTGCACAATATTGTAAAATCTCCTTAGACGAAGAAAAAACAATATTCTCGAGTGATAGGGATTTAACCCAATTAATTGGGGAGAAAGTATCAATTTATTCACCATCCACAAAACAATATTATAAGCTTGGGGACACAATTAAAATCAACGATGTTGAGATACCCCACTATAATGTTAAGACCGTAAAGATTCTCACTGGTGATAGTTCGGATAATATCGATGGTATTTTCTATCTCGGTGAGAAAACTTTGGTTAAATTATTTCCTGAGCTACTTGAAGAATTAGTACAAATACCATATATTTTGGATAAGAGTACTAAATTACTTAAAGAGGAGAAGGGGAATGTTGCACTTCAAAATCTATTAAGTGGTAAAACTAAAGAAGGTATTTTTGGTGATGAGTTTTATGTGATCAACCAAAAACTCGTAGACTTGGATGAACCACTTTTAAGTGATGAAGACAAAGAATTAGTTGGATTATATTACACTGAGTCGATGGATCCCGACGGAAGAGGATATAGAAATCTAATTAGAATGATGATGGAGGACGGGTTCTTCAAATATCTACCAAAGGGTGACGACGCTTGGGTAAGTTTTTTGAAACCATTTCTTAAGTTAACAAGAAAAGAAAAAAGTAAGTTTAGAAACAAAAAGTAGAAAACAAAACAAACTATGAAAGATCAAGAAATAACAAAAGTTGAATTTTTGTTAATGTGTAATGACAACATCGTGGTTCAACGATTCTTTAATGTTCGTGGGTTTAACAGAAACGCTCACAAATCTGAAGAATTTTATGACTACATCTCAAGTCTTTACAGAGAGTTACAGTACGATTTAAAGATGAGATCGGTAACTTATATGTTAGACAATCAATATGAAATTTCAGAGAACCCAGACGTTTTAAATACGTCAATTACTGATGGTCCTGAGAATTTTAACCTAATTATTAAGCTCGGAGACATGACAATTTGTCAGAGAGTATTCGACGCTAAAGTGTACCCTCCGAAGGTCAGATACACCGTAGACCT